CAGGGACATCACAATCTGAATGGCGGCTTCTACCAACAGCGGCAGGTTCTCAATCAGCGTATTTACGATGGTCAAAACTGCCTCAATGACCACAGGGATAAGCTGCGGCAGTAGGGTCAGCAGCGTGTTCAGCACCTGGGAGAACAGATCCACAACAGTCTCAAGCAACGACGGTAGTAGTTCCACCACCATCTCTAGCAGAGCGTTCAGGGCCGTTGGGAGTGCCGATATAATATTCTCAATGACCGGAGTGATATTGGTCAGCACATCCTGGAAGGCATCGACCACATTGTTACACAGCTGCTCGATATCAGCGTCGGCATTACCGAAACCAACCACCAGATTGCTTACTGCCGCCTTCATGGCGTTCATAGAACCTTCGATGGTATGCTCGGCTTCTGCCGCCGTGGCTCCGGCAACGCCCATACTCTCTTGGATGACATGGATAGCCGCGACCACATCGGCATAGGAACTGATATCATACTCAATGCCGGATATTGCCTGGGCATCTGCAAGCAGACGCTCCATTTCGGTCTTGGTACCGCCGTAACCTAATTTGAGGTTGTCCAACATGGTGTAGTTCTGTTTGGCAAAACCCTGGTATGCGTTTTGGATGAGACCAATATCGGTGCCCATCTTATTGGCGTTATCCGCCATGTCGGTGATAGCCATATCGGCATATTTGACAGCCGCTTCCGTATCGCCGCCCAAAGAGGAAATCAGCGAAGCGGAGAAGGATGTGACCGTGGACATATAGTCATTGGCGGACATACCGGCCGTCTTATATGCGTTGTTGGCGTATTCCTGCATAGCCGCAGAGGAGTCTTTGAACAGCGTGTCGATACCACCGACCAACTGCTCATACTCTCCGTATGCCTCAACCACTGCTTTGCCCAAGGAAACGGCTGCGGCAGCGGCGGCGGTAACCACCGCGCCCATTGCTACGCCGACACCCTTCAGAACAGATCCCAACTTGGAGAACTTTCCTTCGGAGTCTTCAGCGGCATCACCTGCATCGTCCAGGTCATCTGCCATCTCATCGGCAGAATCTCCGGTCTCATCCATTTCCTTGCCCATGGAATCCATGGCGGCTTCATTATCGGCCAGTTCACGCTCCATGCCGTTCAGGGCGGCTTGAGCATTATTCAGCTGAATCTGCCATGCTTGGGTCCGGCGGTCGTTTTCGCCAAAGGTCTCGGCAGCATTGGCGAGTGCCTGTTTCAGCATCTCCACCTTTTTCTTCTGCGCCTCAACCTGTTCTGACAGCACTTTGTGCCTTGCGGCGAGGGCGTCGGCAGAAGTGTCATTTTTGGTGAATTGCGACTCCACCAGCTTCATTTCTGAACCGAGGACTTTGAAGGACTGGTTTATTTCACCCAGTGCCTTTTTAAATTCCTTCTCACCCTCAAGACCAATTTTTAAGCCAAAAGAATCTGCCATTTAACCACCGCCTTTCATTAGATTCCCTCCGGGATGATGTCATCAATGAATCGATCCCGCTTGGGTTTGGAAATGCCAGAATACTGCTTGTGACACTCCCAAAGGTCCAGGAGTAGGCCAAATGGCATGAGCCACACCTCATCCTGTGTCAGATGTAAGTGGGCCAAGCCATAATAAAGCAGCCGGGTAAACAGTTCTGCGTCTGTTACTCGGCTGCTGCTGCGTTTTTTGTGTCTGCCTCGCTCTCAATATTGCGCTTGGTACCCTTGAGCAGGGCATCCATGATGGCAGATTTGTAAGTTGCCAGATCTGCGGGGACGGTCAGAAGCTCCACCATCTCCTCGGTCAGCAGCTCACGCTTGTCATCCTTGTGCTTGAGATTGTGGACAAGGATGGACTGGTTTGCCAAAAGGGTGATGAGCCATACAATCTCACCGATAGCCATCTCGAAATTCTCGGATTTCATAAGGCTATCGCCCAGGTTTTCCAGACCGCCGTAACGGCCGGCTACCTCCTTGGTGGCTTTCGTGGTCAGCAGAAGGGTATATTCCTCGCCGCCAATCTGAATAACGGATGCACGATTTTCAATCATTGGTTAGCCCTCCTTATTCTGCGCTAGGGGTGGTAAAGGAAGGCTCATACACATCCTTGTACCAGTTGGTAATGGTTTCTGCTTTGACGGTAGCATCGCCTTCGGTGACCTCGGCTTTCCAGGGGTGCGTACCCTTGGTATCCGGCTTGTTCCGGCGAAGGATGGTACCTTCGATGGTGGGCGTGGAGAAGGTGATGCTGTCGCCCTTGGTTGCTAGGGCGGTGGCGGGGATGCCAAACTTGACTCTGTACAGCCAGAAATAGCGGTACTTGCCATTGGACTTCTTTGCCCGGAAACCGACAGCCACAGGAGTGCCGCCATCTTCCGCAGCGGAAATAACGACACCGTTATTGTCGATGGTGGAACCGGTAAGGTCGGAAGCCACGCTGCCGCCCAGGTCATCCACACCCAGGGACAGGGTGCCGGACTTAAATTCCTTCACGATTTCGGCAGCACCGTCATCTGCGTACAGTGTCGCCTCCGCAAGTTCCACGGAGAGGTCAGCGGTCATTGCCTTTGCCAGCTGGGTAGGCGTAGCATAGGTTTCGTTACCCTGGTCATCTTCGGTGATTTTTGCGTAATACAGTTTATCAAGACCGATAGTAGCCATGATTAATCCTCCATTTCATAATAGTGGGCCACATCCACAGCGTAGTGGTAGTAGCCAGTTTCTGTTTCATAACCGATAAATCTGCGGTCGGTTATGGTGAAATCCGCAGCCAGGAGCCGCTTCACAAGGGCATTTTTGTCCTTCGTGTAGTTGCCCTGGCAGTAAAGCGACAGCCGGACCTCCTGCACATCAACGCCGGGGGCATTGTCCGCATGAAGGTCGAAATTGTCGCTGATGGGAGTCACAACGATGTATTTTCCCGGTGCCTCATCTTTGAACACCCCGGTTTCAATGGGGATACCCAATGGGGCGACCACAGTCTGAATATCAGCCAAAAGGCTCATCGCTTTTCGACCTCCTCTTCAAATTTCTGTTGCATGGCAGAAATCGCAGCTGCTTTTGTGGCGGTTTTTGCAGGTTTCATAAACGGCTTTGCTGGCTGACCATGCTTGCCGTATTCCAGGATGCTAGCCAGCTTGGCATTGCTACCGCCGTCGGAACGAGGCTCGGCAAAACCAATTTTGACATTGTGGTTTCCGCTGCGGTCTAGTTTTGCCGGAGAGAGACCCATGGCTCCTGCCAACTCACCAGTAGATCTGGAGTCATATTTCGTACCCCGTCCCACAACGCCGGACAGATTTCCCTGTGCTTTTGCAAGGACTACTTCGCCGCCCGCTTCCAAAACAGACTCGGCAACAGCATCAAAGTCCTTTCCCAACCGGGAAATCCGCTCCAGAAACTCGTCTGGCATTTTGATATCAACCTTTGCCAATGGTCGCCACCACCTTCTTTGCTAGCACTTCGATGTACATACCCCGGCCCTTCACATCTTCAACGGAGGTAATTTCAAAGCGATTTCCATCGCTGACGATGATATGGTCCGTTGTGATTTCCAAGCCAGGGATACACCGGAATCGGAATAGGTCGGTCGCCTCGGAGAATGCAGCGGTATTGGCCCAACGCTGACTTCCATGGCGACCTTCCCGGTAAACACGGACAGAAGCGAGGATTTCGTCTGCGGTCACAGAGAAACCCTCGCTGTCCTTTGTACGCTTTGTAGCGATAATATCGGCAAAGCCGTTCATCTTACCAAAACTCATACTCACACCTTCCATTCCCGGTCGAGCCGCAGGAGCAGGTTGACGGTTGTCCAGACTTGCTGTCCGGCTTGCACATTATCTGCAAAGAAACCGCCTGTGGACCCGTCCCTGGACTCGTAAAAATGGGAGGCAAGCATAATCACCGCTTGCTCCGTAGTCGGCGGCATGGGGTGGTCGGCATAGGTGCCGGCAGGAATATGCTGATAGCTTTCGGCATAGGAGACGGCGGCGGTGATATAGCCCTTCAGCAAGGGATCGTCAGCCTCGTGTTCCAGTATTAAGTTTTGCTTGACCTTCGCCAGAAGTTCATTCATCGCCGTCGCCTCCCTTTATTACGCCGCAGCCATCTTCAGCAGCTTGACTGCCTCGGGCAGAACCAGCTTGCCGTCCACGCGCTCCTTGGCAACAAAGCCAACCATGCCGTTTCCGGCGAACAGTTCCTTCAGTTCGGCGAAGGAGCGGGTGCCACGATCACCGATGTTGTAGTAGTTGTAGTCGCCGAAAGCGATGGCAGGCAGACCTGCGGTCATCACGGGGAAATAAGGAGAGGTGTGTACAGGGTAGCCCAGGATGCGACCGGGTTCGCCGGCCTGCAGGGACTCCTGCCACAGAGGTCTGCCGTTCAGATCCTTCAGCTTACGCAGGGCAGCCAGGGTCTGGTCATTGCAGAGGAAAGAGGCGTTCTTGCGGTAGGGACGCTTCAGAGAGTACACCAGGTCGACGATTTCGTCATAGGTGATGTCATCGGCAGCTGCGGTGGTGACACCGATTTCTGCGCCGCCATCAGCGGCAAGCAGACCCAGGGGCTGACCGACGCCGGTACCATTGAGGAAGGCATCCTCTTCGGCATTGGCCAGAGCCTTGCCGAACTGGGTGATGATGTAGTTCTCCAGACCGAAGGCATTGTCATACAGCAGTTCCTCGGTCACCTTGATGGCGACGTGTAGCTTGTGAGCATCCAGAATAATCTGGTCGAAGGTGGCATCGCCAAAGGTCAGAGCCTCGCCCTCCTCAATCCAGGCGGCGGCAGGCTTGTTGCCAGCGATGTTAATCTTATGCTCACCGCTGGTAGTGATGGTGTGACCCAGCTTGCGCATGATGCATTCCTCGGTCAGCACATCAATCAGACGGCTGTCATACTCTTCGGGGACCAGGTAACCGCCCTGGGAATCGACACCCTCGGTCAGCACATTGCTGATTCTGCGGAAGTTGGAGCGCAGGGCATCCAGCACCGCATTCTTATAGGCGACAGAGCCACGGCCGGTCTTGGGCTTATCCTCACCGGAGCCGTTCATGGGCTTGGCGGTGATGGGAGTAGTAACAGGCTTTGCCAGTTCAGCATCGATAGCCGCCTGGCGCTCCATACGGGCAATCTCTCTGCCCAGGTCAGCGATTTCCTGTTCCATACGGGTATAGGTGGCATCATCCTCGGCGGACAGCACACCCTTCTCGTTTCTACGAGAGTCCAGGAACGCCTTGGCGGCATTCCAAGCCTTTGCACGCTTTTCGCGCAGTTCGTGAATAGTCATGATAAAAATCCTCCTTAATGTTTCATGAGATTGAGCCGCTCGTAGAGGTCATCTACCTTGCGGCCGGTGGGTTTGGGTCTTGTCTGGGCGGCATCCGCAATCATGCGATGACGCAGCTTGTTGACCAGGGATGTGTTGACCGCCTTCCGGGAGAACAGCATGGATGCTTTGGATTTTTCCTTGTCATCCTCGTCCTCCTCGGCAGGGGCGCCGGGGGCATCTTTGTCCTCATCCTCATCGTCCTCTTCATCCGGCTGGACAGGAACGGCAGCGGCAGTTCTCTGCAAGATTTCATCTGCAAAGCCCAGCTCCACAGCCTTGTTGGCGTCCATCCAGGTTTCGGCATCCATAAGGTGGGACAGTTTTGCGCGGGACAGACCAGTCTTGATTTCGTAGGCGTTGATAATGGAATCCTTGACGCTTGCCAGCATCTCGATGGCCTTTTCCATCTCGGCGGCATCGCCCATAGCGACGGTCATGGGATTATGGATCATCAGCATGGAAACCGGGGACATCAGCACCCTGGTACCTGCCATGGCGATAACGGATGCAGCGGAGGCTGCGATGCCGTCAATTTTGACCGTGACATTGCCCTTGTAATCCATCAGCATATTGTAGATTTGAGCTGCCGCCACGCAGTCGCCGCCAGGACTGTTAATCCACACGGTGATGTCGCCGCTTCCGGCATTCAGTTCATCTGCAAACAGCTGGGGTGTAACATCGTCATCGAACCAGCTTTCTTCGGCGATGGTTCCGTTCAGATGCAGTGTCCTCTCCATCGGAGCCGTCTCCGTCAGAGCCTGATTCGTCCACTTCCAAAACTTCTTCATCGGTTTCTTCCTCCTTTCCGCTATCGTTGGGGGTTGTATTCGCAAAAGCACCCGCATCTTTCATGGGGAGCATATTGCCGTTAATGAGGTATAGGTCGCCGCCCTCCTCGGCCGGAATGCGGTCGAGGTTTTCCAGTTCACGGATATCGTTGGCGGACATCCAACCGTTCTGGCGACCAATGGCGTAGCCGTTCATGCGGCTTTGGTAATCGCCACGGAGCAGACCTTCCAGATTGAATTTCACGAAATACTCGCTTTTTTCTTCCGCAGAAAGGAGCGCACGCATAATCGACTGCTCCCACCGGATAACCCAGGGGTCCAACGTGTATTTCACAAACTCAAGGGACTGCTGCTCGATATTTGAAAAGCTCGATTTATCGAGGTCACCTACCATATGGGGCGGCACTCGGAAAATTCGAGCAATTTCATTGATTTGGAATTTACGGGTTTCCAGGAATTGTGCTTGCTCCGGGGAGATGCCGATGGGCGTGTATTTCATGCCTTCTTCCAGGACAGCGATTTTATTGGCGTTGCCGCTGCCGCCGAAGGTGGACTGCCAGCTTTCCCGGACTCGCTGCGGGTCCTTAATCGTGCCAGGATGCTCCAAGACACCGCCGGGAGCAGCACCGTTGGCGAAGAACTTGGCTCCATACTCCTCACAAGCAATAGCCATGCCGATGGCATTTCGGGCCATTGCGATAGGACTGTAGCCTACAAGACCGTCGAAGCCCAAGCCGGGGATATGCAGAACATCGGTAGTCCGCAGGGTGACTGCGAATTCTTTGTTCTTGATAGCCTCGTCCGGACCCCGGTAGTAGGTGTAGTACAGCTGCCCATGCTCATCTCTGTCCACGGACATTTTGTTGGGCATCAGCGGATACAGCGCGATGACCTCATTTTTGCCATTGCGGATAATCTGGGCATAGGCGTTGCCCCACAGGAGCAAGTGGGTCATCAAGGTCTCCCGGAACACAAAGGAACTCATCTCCGGGTTCGGCTCGTCGTGCAGGAGCAGATACAGCGGATGGTCGATTGCCTTCTCCTTGCCGCCGTCTTTGGTGTAGCGGTAAAGGTGCAACGGCAGACCCGCCACAGCTTCTGCCAGGATGCGGACGCAGGAGTATACAGCAGTCATCTGCATGGCAGAGCGTTCTGTGACGGTCTTACCAGAAGAAGATCCACCCATGTAAAAGGTGTATCCGCTGCCTGCTGTGCGATTGGAAGGCTTATCCCTGGAGCGGAATATGCCTGTGAATAAACCCATAGGGGTCACCTCCAGTTAGATATAAAAAATGCCCCGGTCATCGTAGACCGAAGCACCAGTATCGTTGCCACAGCGGATTGCACGGTCGAGGGCCATAATAGTGGCGACCGCACCGTCAATCTTTTCCGTGGACTTTTCTTTGTCCGGCTTAATGTTGCCCGCCGGGTCCGTGCGGATAAAAATGTTATCCATCATCCATCGCAGTACCGGATGTCCGCTATGGACGATTTTGCCCTCCAGCACCAGCTTCATCAGTTCCTTGCTAGGGGGACTCATATCTTTAAAGCCCTGGCCGAAAGGAACGACAGTAAAGCCCATACCTTCCAGGTTCTGCACCATCTGCACAGCACCCCATCGGTCAAATGCGATTTCTCGGATATTGAAGCGTTCGCCCAACCGCTCTATGAATTTCTCAATAAAGCCGTAGTGAACGACATTGCCTTCGGTGGTCTGCAGGAAACCCTGCCGCTCCCACACATCGTATGGCACATGATCGCGCCGGACCCGTAGAGGCAGGTTTTCTTCCGGTATCCAGAAGTACGGCAGAATGATGAATTTATCGTCTTCGTCGGTAGGCGGGAATACCAGCACCAACGCTGTGATATCCGTTGTGGAGGACAGGTCAAGACCGCCGTAGCAGATGCGTCCTTCCAGGTCGTCCTCATTGACGGCAAAGGCGCATCTGTCCCATTTCTCCATCGGCATCCAGCGCACCGCCTGCTTGACCCATTGATTAAGGCGAAGCTGACGAAACGCATTCTCCTCGCCGGGATTCTGCTTTGCGGACTCGCAAGCATCCCGGACCTTGTCGATGCCAACGGTAATGCCCAGAGAGGGATTTGCTTTCTTCCAGGTCTTAGGGTCCGTCCAGTCATCTGACTCATCCGCACCGTAAATTACCGGATAGAATGTGTGGTCGATTTTCCGACCTTCAATGATGTCCTTGGCTTTTTGGTGGATCTCGTAGCAGATGGACTTGGTATCATTGCCGGCCGTGGTAATGAGAAAGTACAGCGGCTGCATACGGGCATCACCGGAGCCCTTGGTCATGACATCAAACAGCTTTCGGTTTGGCTGCGTATGCAGCTCGTCAAAGACAACGCCGTGGGTGTTGAAACCGTGCTTGTTGCCGACGTCAGCGGACAGTACCTGGTAGATACTTCCGGTGGGCATATAAATCAGCCGCTTTTGCGAATCCAGAATTTTTACTCGTTTGCCCAGGGCAGGACACATACGCACCATGTCAGCCGCCACATTGAAAACAATGGATGCCTGTTGGCGGTCGGCAGCACAGCCATACACCTCGGCTCGTTCTTCACCGTCACCACAAGTGAGAAGCAAAGCAACGGCGGCAGCCAGTTCTGACTTGCCCTGCTTTTTGGGAATTTCAATATAGGCGGTATTGAACTGACGGTAGCCATTGGGTTTCAGCGTTCCGAAAATATCTCGGATTATCTGCTCCTGCCAATCTATCAATTCAAAAGGCTTTCTTGCCCATGTACCTTTCGTATGGCAGAGGCATTCAATAAAGCCGACCGCATAGTCAGCGGCATCCTTATCGTAGTAGGAGCCCTTGGCCATAAAGCGTGTCGGCTTGTACTTTTTCAGTTTTCTGATATGCGGTCACCTCCTCAAAAAGGGAATAAAAAAACAGCCCTTACGGCTGTAACGAGGAACAGAGCCTTGCGGCTCCATCCCTTGGCATGGGGGAAATTTACTTCTGCATCCGCAGGGCATCAATCTTGGCGCGTTCTCCGGTGGCCCAATCGGTGTAATTGGCGTTGACCTTGGTGGTGCCGGCAATCTTGTAGCCAACGTTCTCAAAGGCGACCAGGGTCTTAATCAGACCGGAGAAGGTGCTGCTGATGGTGAACTCGGTGATGCCGTTGGCATCCAGGGTGGCGGCGATGGCTTCGATGTCCTCGTCCCAAATGACCTCGTTGAAATCGAGGAGGTCGTTGCCGCAATGGCAGCTGGTCCGGTAGGCCCAAAAGGCGGTGGGGTTGATTCCCTCGGCCCGCAGGTCCTTAACCTGGTTGGCAATAGCGTTCTCAAAGGCTGCGATTTTCTTCATGGTGTGTACCTCCAAAATGTGTTGTTTTCCTTTCGGTGTACACATATTCGCTCTAAACTGCCAGAATAGCAAGTTATATCTGCGGCATAAACTACACAATGTTTTGCCGGGAATATGTGTAGTTTACTGGTCATTTCTGACCGGAACTTCGATGTAAACATCGTCGCATTCGCAACCGAGCATCTGCCCACCGCAGGCAGGGCAACGCTCTACATCACAGCCCCAATGGTGGTAGTAGCCGTACTTGGCTCCGCAGTCAGGACAGCGTTCACCAGGAATGCCCCAGCCTTCCTCGCCATAGCGTTGCCGGGGGTGCCGCTTGCCGTTGCAGAAAACATACCGGATAGAACAGCCGGAGGCACGGAGCATTTCCTTGCCGCAGATATTACACCGTGCCATCAGTCAACCACCTTCCTGCAGGAGTCTTCGCCATAGGCAACGCCTAGGCCGGACCCACAGTCCCAGTCTACATGGATTGTGCCAATGTCATCCACATGGGATACCGTACCACGGCAGCCGGGAGTCAGCTTCGTGTTGAAGGGGTCGCTCATGTGTACCAGTTCCACACGGGTACCACGAGGGTACATCTCCTTGAGCCGCTTGACCGTTTCTCTGGAAATACCGTACATTCTTATTCCACCTCCTTTGCCTTGGGGCCGGATTTGAATGCGGAGCTTCCGGTAAAATTCCGAAGCAGAATCTTCCGAGCCATCTTGTACTCTTCGCCGATGAAGCCCAGCCGGAGTAGGAAGCACCGGAATGCGTACTTCTCGTTGTCGGCAGCTTTTTCCTTGGCAACCACCCTGGTCTGATTCCGTGCCATTTCGCACAGCTTGCAGATGAATGTATCAAAGGCATTGATTTCTTCCGGGGTGGGTTCGCCGGGAAACCAGGGGAAGGACACCTTGGTGTCGGTAACCTCAATGGGCAAGCTGTCGGCACCCAGAGCCTTCTTGATAAGGCTTTCCTTGGCGGCGGTGATTGCCTTGAGGTTTTCCAGGTTCTTGTCCGTGAAAAGGGACCGAGGCATAGAAATGCAGATGCCGGAGAACTCATCGCCGCCGTCCTCTGCTGCTTCTTCGATGCTCATGTCCGGCTCAAAGCCCTCATCGTAAAGGTGCTGCAGGAGACGGTCGATGGCCTCGTCCGGCAGGGCGTTGCCGAAGTCAATCCCGGCATCCTTGTCGATGGTGATGCCGCCGACCTCGTAGGCGAAACTGGGGGCTCCGGCGTATTTGACCTGGTCGCCAGTCCATTTGGCGATGGTCAAAACCAGGCGCTTGCGTTCCTTGCCCTGTGCGTTTGTTTTTACTGTCATAATGATGACCTCCTTTAATTTGGGTAGTCACATATTCGCTCTACTCTGCACATATAGCAAGTTGTTTCTCCGACAAATAGCGTAGAATTATGTGCGGTCAGATTGTGTATAGAACACAATGCCGGACAGCACAAAAACCACGCAGGGCAACGCTACGCCATTACCCCACATTTTGTATTCGGCGGCATCCGAGTGAGGATCACGCAGCCATTTGCAGATTTGCTTGAGGGATTTGGGTTTGGAAGATGTGCCGACGATTTTGCGATGGGTTTCAAACACATCGTACCAGTACCGAAGATCCTCGGTGGTAGGCTCTGCTGTACCAAGACCGGAACACCACCAATCGGGAAAACCCTGCAGTCTGGCACACTCGGTGGGTGTCAGTCTTCGGACGGTGTATTCTGGGCTGCCGTTGATGACCGGAGGATCCTTATAGTCCGTTGCCACCAGGGTGTTTGCCAGTTCCTCCTCTGCCTGCGTAAAGAAAGATGCCTTGCTGGAACAGAAGGTGGGGGTTGCCACAGCATGGCGGTCGACGGTATTGAGGGTAAAGGAAACATCCTCGTTGATGCCGTCGCCCTGG